TTCTCCGATAACGAGTATGCACGTAACCAGGTCCGCCCGGCGATCACGGCACTGGCTGAACAGCTTGGGCCGGCACTCGCCACCGAACTCGGCGAAAGCTGGGAAGAGGATGGCGCGATGCGCGCCTGGCTCGAGGCCTACATCGAGAAGTTCGCGGAGTACAACCAGCGGGCCGCGGTGGCCACGCTGAACGACATGATACGCACCGGCGGCGAAGATCTTGCTGCCATGCTTTCCGACAAGCTCGACGAGTGGGAAGGCAGCGTGGAGGGTCACGCCTCGCGTGCCGCGATGGTTGGGCAGTGGGAGGCCTCGAGGTTCCACGGCGAGTTCGCGCTCCTCGTGGCCGGCGGGCTGGGCTACACGGCGAGCAGGTGGGCGACCACCGGCGACTCGACCTGCCCGTACTGCAACCAGTTGGACGGCATGGTGGTGGACAGTGGCTCCGACTTCGTGGGCGACGGTGAAGAGGTTGCCTCAGGCTTTGTGAGCAACCGCAACGTGCGAACGCCTCCGCTACACCTGGGCTGCGACTGCATCCTGGTGCCGGAGTGAAGGAGATGATGATGAGCAAGAAGGAAATCAGGTACATCGAGGCCGACCGTTTCTCGGTGGAAAAGCGTGAGGACGGTGCCCTGGAGTGGGTCGGCTACGCCGCCCGCTTCAATTCGCAGACCACCATCGCCGGCCTCTTCGACGAGGTGATCCGGCCCGGCGCGTTCACCCGCACCCTGGAGGAGGGCGACGACGTGGTCGCGCTCCACAACCACGACGTGAACCAACTCCTGGGCCGCCGCTCAGTCGGCAGCCTGGAACTCGAGCAGGACGACGACGGGCTGCGCGTTCGCATCTTCCCGCCCGACACGCAACATGCCCGCGACCTCGGCAAGCTGATCGAGCGCGGCGATATCAGTCAGATGAGCTTCAGCTTCACGGTGCCGCGAGGCGGTGACCGCTGGGGCCACCCTGAGGAATCTGAGCGCGAGCTTCGAGAGATTCTCGAGGCCAGGCTCATCGATGTTTCGAGCGTCACGTTTCCGGCCTACAAGGCCACGAGCATCGCTCTGCGCAGCGCAGAGGATGTTCTGAATGAGCACCTCGAGAACCGCGAAGGCCAGCAGGCTGACGCGGTGGCCGAGCCTGAGCCTGCCCATGAGGGCGAGGCGAAAGCTCTGCTCGTCGAGGTCGAATCGCTGCGATAACCAGCCTGAACAGGAGAATGAAATGAAGATTTCCGATCTGAAGCAGAAGCGCGCCGCCATCCTCGACGAGGCTGCCGGCATCGCGAAGAGCGCCGAGGCCGAGTCCCGCAACCTCAGCACCGAGGAGCGCGAGAAGTACGAGGCGAAGATGAACGAGGCCCGCGACCTGCGCGAGCGCATCGAGCGCGCCGCGGAGATCGCCGCGGAGCAGGGCGTGGCCCTGACCCCCGAGGGCGCTCCGGTGTCCGACCCCTCGGTGGGCATGAGCAACAAGGAGGTCCGCCAGTACTCCTTCATCCGCGCCATCAACGCGTCGATCAGCGGTGACTGGTCGAAGGCTGGCCTCGAGGCCGAGGCGTCGAAGGCTGCCCAGGCGAAGGGCACCGAGATGCGCGGCTCGTTCTTGGTTCCCCATGACGTGCTCGTGGCCGAGTCCCGCGACCTGACCATCGGCACCGGCACCGGCGACCAGTTGGTCGCGACCAACCTCATGGCCGGCTCGTTCATCGACCTGCTCCGCAATCGCATGGTGGTGAAGCAGGCGGGCGCCCGCATCATGGCCGGCCTGGTCGGCGACGTTGCGATCCCCAAGCGCAGCACCGGGACGACCGCCTACTGGGTGGACGAGGACGGTGAGCCGACCGAGTCGGCGACTGCCTTCACCCAGGTGTCGCTCAGCCCCAAGACCATCGGCGCCTACGAGGATCTGAGCCGGAAGCTCCTCCTCCAGAGCACCCCCGACGCGGAGATGCTCGTTCGCGACGATATCGCGCAGACCCTCGCGCTGGGCATCGACCTGGCCTGCCTCCATGGCACCGGCCTGAACGACCAGCCGACTGGCATCGCGGCCACCTCCGGCATCGGCTCGGTGGTCGGTGGCACCAACGGCGCCGCGCCGGCCTGGGACGACATCGTCAACCTCGAGACGGAGGTTGCGGTGGATAACGCCGATGTCGGCTCGCTGGCGTACATCACCAACGCGAAGGTCCGCGGCAAGCTGAAGCAGACCCCGAAGGTCGCCAGCACCGACTCGGTGATGATCTGGGCCGATGGCGCCTACCCGCTCAACGGCTATCAGGCCTACGTGAGCAACCAGGTTTCTTCGACCCTGACCAAGGGCACTTCGACCGCGAAGTGCTCCGCGATCTTCTACGGCAACTGGAACGACCTGATGATCGGCCTCTGGGGCGGCCTGGACATTCTGGTGAACCCGTTCACCCTGTCCACGACCGGCCAGGTCCGCATCGTGGCTTTCCAGTCTTGCGACATCGCCGTGCGCTATGCGCAGAGCTTCGCCGCCATGCTGGACGCGCTCACCGCGTAAAGCTGACGACAACCGAGGTGAGGCCCCCCCCGCGGGGCCTCGCCTTTTTTCTGGAGGCCTTCATGGTAATAAAGATAACCCGCAACACACTCATCGACGGCACTCCAGTGGCTGCGGACGCCGTGGTAGAGACTGATGACAAGGTCGCCCGTGCGCTGATCAGCATGGGCAAGGCCGTGATCTGGAGCGCGCCGGTGGTCGAACCTGAGGCGGTCGAGACTGCCGAGGAGCGCCACCCGCTCGTCGAGAACGCGATGAGCACCAAGCTCGTGAAGCCGAGGCGGAGGAAGAGATGAAGCTCACGCGCACCATTGCACCAGCCGCTGAACCGATCACGCTCACCCAGGCTCGAGAGTGGTGCGCATTTCAAGCCGGCGTGACGGCTGACGATGCACTGCTCACGTCGCTGATCACCGAGGTGCGAGCCTACCTCGAAAGCAAGCTCACCGGGCGCAAGCTCATCAACCAGACCTGGACCGTGAGCCTGGACGAGGCCGAGGTCGGCAGCGTGATCACCCTGCCGCTCTTGCCACTCTCCTCGGTGACCTCCATCGCCACCTACGATGATGCCGGCGACGCGACCACCGTGGACCCGAGCAACTATCAGGTCCGCACTGGCGAGGCTCCGCGGATCGTACTGTCACCCTCCGGCGAGTGGCCAACCATGCGCGAGTTCGACTCCATGCTGATCACCTGCGTGATCGGCTACGGCGCGGCAGCGGCCAACCTGCCCGAGGAGATCGTGATGCTGATGAAGGGTCTGGTGCAGCACCAGTACCGCAGCAAGGGCATGGGCATCACCGAGACGGCAAGCGGCCAACTGATCGGCGTGCCTGGCATCTACGCTCAGATGATCCAGAGCCTGAGGGTCGAGCCGTGGGCGTGACTGTGGACAATAGCAACGTGGTTGCCCACCTCGTCAAGATGAAGAAGGGCCTGGGCCGCGAAGGCCTGCGCAAGGTGAAGCCGGTGGCCGAGCGTGCGATGCGCGAGGCGACGGCCATCGCGTTCAGGTCTGGGCGCGAGCCTGATGGTGACCCGATGTTTCCGCGAAGGCAGAACCCAGGCTGGCCGCTCCTGCGGCACACTGGCGGGCTGCGCGGCTCCATTGAGGCGGACGCTCAAGTCTACTCGACCTCCATGTACCTGCGTTCGATGGTGAAGGATAACCGCTCAGGGAACCGCTCCTACCACGCGGTAGCAGGCGCGATCTTCTACGGCAGGCGCGACCAGCGTCAACGCATGATCGGGCGCGGATCCTCGAGGGGTCGCGGTGGCCCGATGCCTGGCCGGCAGTTCACTGGCGTGACTGCATCAGGGCAGAGGCGCATCGCCGAAACCATCGCCAGGAATTTGAAGGGGTGAGCATGGGATATCACGCAGACGTTCAGACCGCACTCGTGGCCAAGCTGGCCGCCGGCCTCGGCACCAGCGTGCCGATCATCAACATGCTGGCGGTGGACGACCTCGAACTGAACAATTTCTCAGTTTTCGTGGGCCTCTTCCGTGAGCGCATCGACCTCGAGCCGCACCTCGAGTTGAACCCGCTCACCGGCGTGGACACGCAGCTTGAACGGTGGGAGTGGGCGCTCTACGTGGTCGGCGGCGGAGGAGCCGCCACTGACGCAAC